CCTCGCAGGACTTGGCCTAATCGAATTTGAAACGAACCAAATCGAATACGAAACCAAGGTCATAAAGACGAAAGGCAGGCGAAAAGATGAGAACCCTGACTGATTCGTATATACCGCAATACGTATCAATTACCGAAACCGAACCAGCCTTCGAACCAGTAACAGTGGCGGAGGCTAAAAACTACTTTAAAGTTGATGACAGCACAGACGACACGCTGATCGCACAAATCATAAAGACCAGCAGAAAACTAATCGAGACACACGCCTCGCTGACTTTCCACCGAAGAACGATCACACAAAAACAAACCGGAGGAATCGAGACGCTCGACGCGCTAAGAATACCAGTCGCAACCGTTTCATCTATTCAATACGCCGAAGATTTCGACAGCGCCTATATAACACTTGGCGCCGATGAATACCGACTCGCAGGGAACAGGCTTTTTCATGATGAGTACAAATTTAAGCGCGGCAGGGATGCCGATGGATACGTGATCACATACACTGCCGGGATGGTAGCAGACACCACACCGAGCACCCTCAATAACGATATGAAGCTGGCCATTCTAAGAGTGGCGGCCTACATGTATGAGAACCGGCAAGAGTATTCACAAGGATGGAACGAGCAGGGATTCAGTATAAATTACGATACGATGCAGGGAATAATAAACCGAATAGTGAATCCATACGCAAACGCGAAAGGAATCTTCTAATGCTAACCATTTTAAGAAACCGCATTACAATTCAGGGAATGACCGTAACACCAAGCGGAGGCGGAACATTTGACGAGACGTGGACAACGGTCTCGACAGTATGGGCAAACGTACAAGGAAAGGCTGTAGAGGAGACGCGATTTGACAAAATACAGCAAATCGACGAATACACCGTTAAAATGAGAAAACGAACCATAACAAACGCCAACCGTTTGATATATAAAGGCCAAATATTAGAGATTGAGTCCGTATTAGACGAAACCCAGCAAAGCCGAATGATGACCATAAAGGCGCGTGCTGAAATATGAGTAAACTTCTAACAGTAAAAGTGACAGGAATCAAAGAGATAAAGGATGAGCTTAAACAACTAACCGATGACATAAAGGCCGAAGCCTACGAAACCCTGATCACGATGAGCCGGGTCGAGATAGAGACCAAAGCGAAGCAAGCAGTCCCGGTCGATACCGGAAGATTGAAAAGCAGTATCATGACCATTCATAAGGAACGAACCACTTATAATTATACAGATAGAAAAGGAAAAAAAGGCCGATCGTATGACGGCAGGCTACAAACGGTTCAGCCTAAAGATTATGAAGTTTTTGTTGGCACGAATGTGGAATATGCCAATAAAATACACGAAAACGGCGGAGGCGGAGTTGGATCACGAAGAACAGTCCAAGGACAGAAAAGGCCTAAGGGATATGGAAGATATTATCTCAAGAACGCATTCGACGCGGCAGTGCCCAAAATAATAAAGGCGCTCCGGAGAATAAGAGGGATAGAATAAATGACGGCAATGTGGAGTGTTCAAAAAGGAGTATATACAGCATTGGCCTCGAATTCCACATTCATGGCCAAAATTTCTAATAACCTATATGATGAACCACCAACAAATCAGGCTTACCCATACGTGACAATCGGAAGCATGACCGAGGCCAACAACAACCGTTTGAATAAAACCGGCTTTTACGTTACACTTGAAATGATGATTTTTACGAAAAACGGTCGCGGAGGATTCAAACTCGCTAAAGAAATTCTGGAACTAACAAACAACGTAATAAACCTAAACACTTTCAGCATAGACGGATACACCAACGTGCAATGTTTTTATAGATATTCCAACACCGAGCGAGACGAGGACAAACACATCATAACGGCGAATTACGACATAATTTGCCACTAAAAAAGGAGAGGTTAAGCAATGGCAGGAACTTTTGCAAATGGCGCGATTTTTAAGCTAAACACAACCACAATCAGCGAGGTCACGACAATCTCGGCACCAAACCTAACAGCGGAGACAATCGACGTGACCACACACTCCAGCTCCGACTCATACCGAGAATTCATCAAGGGGTTGCGCGATGGAGGAGAAATCACGATCGAAGGCAACTTCACGACAGCAAGCGCGAGCGCAACGATTATCCAATTAGAAACATCCAGCACAACAACGGTTACAATCGACTACCCAACAAAACCAAGTACAACACGATTCACCGCAACGGTTCTAACTACAGGCTTCACGATGGAGGCACCGGTTGACGGAGTAATTCCATTTACGGCAACTTTCAAAGTGACAGGAAAGCCGGCACTCGGCCAAATCTAAGGAGGAGCACCAATGCCCAGATCTAAACATGACAACAGCCAGATTGCGATCGAACTAGACAAAGTAAGGCACTTAAGATTTGACCTAAACGCCATGTCCGCATATGAAGACGCAACCGGAAACAGCTCGTTTTCCATAGGCGACAACATAAACGCGAAGAACATAAGAGCACTGCTCTGGGCATCGCTAATCCATGAGGATGAGGACTTGACCATTAAGCAAGTCGGCCACATGATTCACCCTGGCAATATGACCTACATTACCAATAAGCTAAACCAGATCACAAAAAATTCGAGTGATACCGGAGATGAACCCGGAGAGAATGACCCAAACGAGAGCCGCCACGAATAATCGAACTATGGGCAAATGCAGTAACTAACATAGGCCTATCTCCCGATCAGGCGTGGCGTTTGACTATAAGGGAATACGTATTTTTGACCAGAGCATACGAGGAGCAGGAGAAGCGCGAGCAATACCGTTTTGCGCTAGTATGTAGCGTGATCGCAAACGCGAACCGGAGCAAAGGCCGAGCATTCAAACCAGAAGACTTCATGCCACGAGAAAAGAAGAAGCGGCAGACATGGCAGGAGCAACTCCGAGTTTTACAGCAATTCGTTTTTTTATACGAGGGAAGTGAGTGATTTGCAACAAGAACTATTTGTGAAAGTTTCGGCGGACTTTTCCGGACTAGATGAGGGAATCAAGGAATCCCAACAAAATATGCAGGATTTCGCCAGCAATATGAACGAGATAAGCGCGACAGCCTTCAACCCGATGCAGGAGAGCATGGAAAGCATAGGAACCGGAGTGGCAGTTGTAGCGACAGACCTCGGAGGACTTGGCGAAAGCCTAATCAACACAACAGCAAAGACGACCACATTCAGCGGAGGAATCAAACAAATATCCGCTGATTTTGACGTTTTGAAAAGTAAATATGCAGAACAACAAGAAGGCCTGACCAAATTAGGTGAAGGGATGGCCAACGTAGGCGGAAAGATGAGCATGTTCATCACGCTTCCGATTTTGGCGGCAGGTGCGGCGAGTTTCAAGCTTGCAAGCGATATGGAAGAAACAACAAACAAAATCAATGTGGCATTTGGAACGAGCTCAGAGAAGGTTCTTGAATGGAGCCAAGGTTCGATCGAAAGCATGGGACTCGCAGGACAATCCGCATTAGACGCGGCGGCACTTTTTGGAGACATGGCCACATCTATGGGATTTAGCCAAGAAAAGGCCGCGGACATGAGCATGAACATGACACAACTCGGAGCAGACCTCGCAAGTTTTAAGAACGTACCAATCGAACAGGCCATGAATGCACTAAACGGAGTATTCACAGGCGAAACCGAATCCATGAAAATGCTCGGAGTCGTAATGACCGAAACCAACCTCGAGGCTTTTGCGCTGTCGCAAGGGATACAAAAAAATGTGGCCGACATGACCCAAGCCGAAAAAATAAATTTACGATACGCATATGTACTTGATGCAACAAAAAATGCACAAGGCGATTTCGCGCGAACATCAGAAGGCGCGGCAAATCAAATGAGGATTTTCAGGGAAACCCTAAAAGAGCTTGGAGTCCAATTTGGACAAGTAATTCTTCCATACGTAACAAAAATGATAAACGGACTAAATGGGATGCTTGCTTCTTTTACCAACCTACCCGGAGGAGTAAAAAAGGCGATTGTGATTTTTGGAGCGGTTTTGGCCGTAATAGGTCCTCTTTTGCTAGTT